TCATTCTCATATCACCCGTTTCATATGCAAATGATTGTGATCCATATGAAGCAGTATACCAAGTACCACCAGAAGCAGATATAGCAGACCATCTACTACCTTGATCATTTCCATCCCTAAATTCCCAACTAGCACCTTCTGTAGTTATTGGATCATCCCCATAAAATCCCTGTCCTTCTAACCAACTTTGACTTACAGGATAAGCATATAAAGATTGACTTGTACTTAAATTTTGAGAATTAGCATCATACATATTTAAATAAAATTTTGGACTTGTGATAGTACCATCTACTATAGACTTTGAAACTTCACTTAAATCAAATTTCATTAAAATACGAGAAACTTTTATGTTACCGCCAGAAGTACTCATAGTTTTTGTTATTTCTAGTATCTCATCTAAACCACTATTACCACTACCCGTGGCTTGATATAAAGTTGTATCTATATCAGGAAAAATAAAATAATTCATTAGTTACCTCCCGATGAATCACCGACAACACGACCTTCAATATCGGTATTTGGAAATTTTAGCTCAAAACAACTTGGGTCTAACGAAGGATATACTACACCTTCTTTTGTAGCACCTATTATGTCATAAACATTTCCCGAATAACCACCCGATTCTTCATATTTATTAGTTATCACGACAGGATTATTACCCACATTATTTTCTTCAGGTGGAACTACAGCAGATACACCATCGACTAATGATAATTGATAAGCCAAATCAGCCAATACAATTGGTTGTCCTATTTGCCATTTATCTATATTAAAAAAGTCTTTAACTTTTTGTATAGCTCTAAGAACTACTTCTTCTTTATTATACGCTGTTTTAGTAAGCAAATTAAATTTAACTCCTACGTTTATGACATAAGCATCTTTAATATTAACAGCATCCGTCACCATTCTGAATTGAGTTAAATAAGTTTGTATATTTTCCTTTACGGCCTGATTAACACTAGCTAACCTTTTATTAGCATCAAATCCTAAAATATATAAATTAAGAGCTAAAGGATTTATGATTCTATCATCAGAATTAGCACCCGATTGACTATCCAATTGGGTATCTTGTACGATATAAGCTTTTGCGATATTACCATATTTAGGTGGTAGCGCATATACTCTTGTTATATAATCTTCTTTAGTGACTGCTCTTGATTGAGCTTGAAAATAAGCTAAAGCATTATTCTTAACCTCAATAATACTCTCTAAACTTCTTCCACCAGCAGCTGGATTTGGATTATTTACAGCTATAGAATTTTTTGTTTGAGTAACTAAAGCAGATGATAATGCTGTTTCATCTAATGTAACATTTGAAAATTGTACATTTCTTAAACTATTAGAACGAATATTATGATTCACTCCACCACCATATCTATATTTTATTGTTAATACTGTATTAGATGGTGCTTGCCCATATGTTTTAGTAGATAAAAAATTAGAAGGATCAAAAGCTGTTCCTAAATAGGTTGGTGAACCTGGTAAAGAAGAACCAACTTCATCTGGATTTGGAATTATCTCTTCATCAGGACTATCTGATGTTCCAGCTCCAAACCTCATTTCAGTTTTGCCATCTTCTCTAATAAATGTTGTAAATCTTCTTGTAGTTTTTAAAAGTTTCAATAAATAAGGAGCTTGGTCAGCATAAGTATATAGCTCATTATCATTTTTTAATGTATTCTCCATATCTGTAAACATAGTATCTTGTGCTAAAAATGGAACTTCATACCAACTATTATCATCACTATCCGTTACTGAAATTATTTCTGTTATATTTGTATTAGCCAAAGCAATTCTTTTATATTTTTCAGCATCATTAAAAGTGATATATTCTGTAGTTGTATTGCCGCTAGAAGCTTTTATAGATTTTTTCAATAAATAAGTTACTGGAGTATCTCCTGAACTTTCATATATACTAATTTGCATTTGGTCGTAAGAACTTGAAAATTTGAAGTTACAATCTTCTTGAGTTATAAATGTAATATTACTATCAGATACAATTTCCATACCAGCTTTGATTGACATACCATAACTCAAATCAGGCTTTGTATCATAATCATCTCCTGTTCCAGTAGAAGTTGCTGGTACAGTTTGAAATATATCTAAGCCAGTAGAAGCTGCTGTTGCTAGCTTTGGTTTATACCCTAATGCTTGCGCCATATTATACACAGTCTTCTTTTCTTCTGCGAATGCCAATAAACTTTCTTTAAACTGATTATCAATATAATAAGAAAGTACATCTCCAACATACGAAGCCATTTCAATAAACATCATACCTGGACTTGATTCATTAAAATCATTATATTCGTTTGGAAAATATATTTTTGTAAATTCTATTAGATTATCTTTAAAAGATGTAAAATCTTTATTTAAATATCTAATTTCCTTTACTGATTTTTTTGGTGCTGTGTAAGGCATTTCTTATCTCCTAATAATTTACCAAATCAATAGACAATTTACTCTTATTTGTAGTATCTATATTTATAGAAAATCTCATAGATACATTAACAGCATTTCTATTTCTTTCTGAAAATTTTGTTTCTATTTCATCTATTATTATAAAAGGTAACCATTGACTCATAGCTGAACGTATAACTTCTTCCACCCTACTTTCTATATCATCTCCTTCTTGTTCAAATAAAACTTTAAACAAATCAGAACCAAATTCTGGATTACCTAACCTTTCTCCCTTTCTTGTTAGTAAGAGATTTTTGATATTAGATTTAGACTGTTCCAAAGATGTTTTAGTTCTATAGAAAAATCCACTTCTGTTGTGAGTTAATGGTAACCCGACACCAATATAAACATCTTCGTTTTTATCTTTTGCTATTATACTCATTCTTTACCATCTTTCTTTTTTAAAGCATTCATTACACCTCTGTAATCTTTTGTTAAAGCTCCCATAACTTCTTCAGGAACATCTTTTGGATTTACACCAGCGGCTTGAGCAGTCTGTACCGCAGCAATTTCCCTTTTAGTTTCATCATTGCCACCCATCACATTTCCATAACCCATAGCCTCAGCCATTTTAGAAGAATCAAACGTTTTTCCACCCATTGTTGGATACTCATCAAACTCTTGAGACTGTGCAGTTTCATTGAGTATCTTATTTAATGTTGGGTTTTTAGTATAACTTACTTCTTTTGGCTTAGCTTTTTTAGGAATCGGTTTAGACAATATTTCAGGAACACCATTAGTATCCTTAGACATAGCCTTTGCCCCTTCACTTATAAATATCTTCTTTACCTCTTTTTGTACTTCTTGTTTTACTATTTCTCTGATTAAAGTAACCAGCTTTTGTGATTTAGCCATATTTAACTCCTATTTGTATATAAATATATTAACTTAACATATTTGTTCTATCTTCACGAACACTATCTTTTAATTCTTTTTCAAGCTGAGCTTGCGCTATTTTAGATGCTGACTTGGATAAAAAATCTGAATAATTACTTACTACAGTTGGTGCAACATTAGTTACAGATTTTAAATCATCTGTCTCAACTTTTATTCTTGCAATTACATATTCTAAAGCAATACCAATAGCAGCTGAAGCAGCTCCTGCAACTCCAGCAGCAGTCAATACACTAGCTTTCCTACTTGCTTCCGTTAATTTTCTAGAAGCTTTTAAAGCTTTATATATTTTATTTAATGTTTCGATAGTTTCCTCAGCAGTTTTAATATATATTTTCGCGTCTGCTATAAACTTTAAAGTTTTCTTTATATTTACGCCAGAACTTTTTCCTTTTCTTAAATCTTCACAAATACAATCTACATCATGATCTAATTTTTCAATATTTTTATTAACTTGTTCTCTTATCTCTTTTCTTAGCCTATCAGCTGCTATTCCCATTTTTAAAATCTCCTATTTGTCATCAATTATCTTAACTCTGCTACTAAATATCTTATCTTCAAAATTCTCGGGACTATCGAATTTTGTTAATTCGGTTGCCAGCTTCAGAGCTGCTTCATTTAAATCTGCAAATCCTTTTACTTTTGATGCTGAAGTTGAAAAATGATGTAACATCATAAAAAGTCTTTGTAATAAATCTCGTGTTTCAAACCCCTTTAAAACAGGATTAGTAGCATCGGCATCTCCTAAATTTATAACACCATTTTTTCCTGCCTCTAATGTAACAGAAAGGTTTGAAGCAATTGCCACATTTCTATTAGCAATTATATGTATATCACAGTCTTTTCCTTTTGCATTAAAAATCAAACTATCAGAATTTAAAACAATTACATTTTTGTCAATAACAGTTTTCCATTTTTCAGGCCACCAAGAAGATGGAGCTGCTGGTATCAATACATCATTTTCTTTATCAATTTTTCCAGATGATAACATAATTGTTGAACCATCTAAATTAATATTTTGTACATGAGGAAAATAGTCATCAGCATGTTTTCTTATATCATTATGTTGTAAATTAGTAATTTTTATAGTCGGGTATCTATAATCCTCATTACTGCTAAATTTTATTCCTTGACCAAATCTACCATTTATATTTATATCACCTTTTTTTGAAGCAAAATTTCTATTATACTGTGTTATACCAGGTTTAACTATACCATCTCTTTTACCTACTACACTTCTATTCATATTTACATTATTGTGTAAGTTTAATGGTGTGTAATAATAATAATCATTGCCATATTTAGCAATATTAACGACTTCGCCCACGATAGGATAAACTACCGCATGAGAAGATAATGGTTTAATATAACTTTCAATTTCATCACCCTGTTCTTGACTTTCTAAAAATCGAGCCTTGATAGTACCATACAAAGAATAATCAGGTAATTGTTCTCCAGTATTAGTTTTTACTGTAGGTAAATATTTAGGATCTACAAATACCTCTTTTACAACAGCTGGTTCTATTTCATAAAACTTAGGAAGTTGATCTATATTATCATTTATAATATCATATACATCTTCATAATTAGCTACGCCAGTTTTTTCAACTTCTCTATTACGAATAAAGTTACTATTATGATATGCCATTAATTCTCAATCCTTTTCATATCTTCTGTTATTTCATCTGAATGAGTTTGTAAATCTGTGGCCGCTTCTTCTATCGCACCTATAAGTTGTTCTTTTTCTTTATCGGATAAACCAAATTCATCTTCTGAACCACCTTTACTTTCAGCAGCTATAATTCTCTGTACGATTGCAGCTACCTTTACTAATTGGTCGTCATTCTTTACATTGATTTCTAAATATTCTTTCAACATAGGAATGATTTGTACTGCAGTATCACCATCTTTTATAAAACCAACAACCTCTTTCATAAGAACCTCTAATTGTGTTTTATTTGTTTTAGTATTTTCGTATATATCTTTAAATAAATCAGATAATGACTTACCCTCAAATATTTCATAATCATTAGCCATAATATACTCCGTTTGATAAATTTATTTGATTTTTGTGGTTATATATAAATATGATAGTTTTCAACTTTTAATAAATATATATTATATTTATAATAGGGTGAAAAACCCTTTTTTGTTAACTAACAAGGAGATAAACATGAAGGAAGTAATAACAATGGTCAAAGGATATGTAGATGACATTGCTCATCTTATGATATCCTTTGTGGCAATAGGTGCTATTTCTGAAGTAATATTCGGAACTGGTGTCTTTGGCGTCAACGTTATTGGAAACCTAACATCGATTATCAGTACATTCGGACAGTCCGGATTCGCTGGGCTCGTCGCATTATTGGTGTTGGTGGGTTTGTTCCGTAAGTAGTTCTAAAACAAAGAAGGGGAGTTTTTAACTCCCCTTTTTTTTAATCATTCACAAGTGAACCTGTGTGACTCACGTCAACCATTCCATGTTTATCAAACTCGTGTTGTAATCTTTTATTATACTTTTTCATAACATTAATTATACGAGTTATATGTTGAGTATTAGAACCTGTCATTTCACGAATCAATATATACAGAGCTTTCTTATTAAAGTTCTCTATATTCTCTTTGATACGAAATATATGTAATACAGAATCAGCAACTCTGATATCTTTATCTCTACGAAAGATGTTAGATAGATTAGCATCCCAAAATCTATGCAGTTCATTTACAAATAAAACAGACTTTTCAGCAGTTTCGCTAGTAGTATTTTCTCCCATAATATTTCTTTTCCAATCCAACACTTTCATTTCAGAATGTATCTTACCCATTTTATAATTCTTATTGTTATTAAGAATAAGATAGTTCTTAGCTACAATACTAAAGTAGGAAAAAGCTTTTCCCTTACCTTCTTTGAATTTGTGCATATTCATAACTAAAAATGAAACTACCTCATGTTTTACTTCTATAGAAGATACATCAAAATAATAAAATTTAAACGTATGAATAATATTCTCAGCTAGTTTATCAAAAGCAGCTGCAATATGTTCATTATAAATTTTATTCCTTAATATTGGATCATCACTATTATTATAACGAATTATAGCTTTTTCAGTTCCTTGATGAAAATAATAATTTTTAGTTTTCTTCTTTCTTTTTCTTCTCTTTACTACTTTTTTTACTGAACCTGATGTTGCTGTGACTGTTGTTGCCATTATTGGTCTTCTCCTTTAAATCTATCTAATTGATTTATTGTTGTTTTAATTTGTTCAAAAATTGCTCCTACCTCATCGTCTGCTTCAAAATAACCTTTGTAATCTATTTTTTTTAAATCTATCTGAACCTTTTCAATTGTATTAATAAAATCTGTTATCCAATCTTCTAATGCTTCTAATTTTGTATTTGTATTCCATATTACATAACAAGATGTAAAGAATAACAAACTAACTAATACCAAAGATATTTCTAATACCATTACTTATCCCCAAAAAGTTCATCAAATAAGTCTTGTGACTTCTCAGTTAACTTAGGTGATGGTTGCGGTTTTTCTTCGGCAGTAACCGCTTTTTTAAAGTTAGTACTTACCTCTTCATCCGTTCTTTTCCATTCGT